TTCGAATGTTCGAATCTGGAGACTATAAAGCCGCATCTGACAATATCAGATCCTTCCTCTCTAGGAAGGTCTGGAACAAGCTCTGCCTTCATGGCGGTGCTCCCAACTGGGTGAGACGTGCGGGTGCTAAGGCACTTGTGGGCCATCAGATACACTATGCTGATGGCGACAAGTTGCAGCAATGCAACGGGCAGCTTATGGGGTCGATTGTCTCTTTCATCGTTCTCTGCATTATAAATGCTTCCGTTTGTTATTCTGCTTTCTCCGCCGACTGCTGGGAAATCCACCCTCGATCCTTGAGGGAGGCGCCGTTGACCGTCAATGGCGATGATTGCGCAATGCTATACACACCGAGACAACGATCTCGCTGGATGGAGCTTGCGACTCTTGCTGGACTCGAACTTTCCATTGGTAAGTGTTATACTGCCGCCGATTGGCTGCAGATAAACTCGACCGCTTTTATCCTTAACCGTGAGGTTGAGGGTTTTAAGCGAGTGCCCTTTATCAATTTTGGAATGCTCGGGAAGTACAAGATTCGCGGCTCTGACCGGCGTGATTTCACGCTTCTCGGAGGCTGCGCAAAAGAATTCCTAGCTGGCCATAATCCTAAGAATCATCGTAAACTGGTCTCCCTCTTCCTGAGGGAGCACTCAAAACCAGGTGGCCTATTAACGGAGGCCCCCCCAGGCATATCTTGGTGGTTACCAAAACACCTTGGGGGCCTAGGCCTTCCCTTTCTCGACGAAGACGGCATCGCCGTCGTACCGGATAGGGAAGTGAGCGGGCATCAGCGCCTGCTCGCCACGATGATTATGGAGTCCTTCAAAGGAAGTAGGCCGCTCCGGGCTTTCCTGAGCCTCGAGCCGCCTCTTCCCCCTTGGGCCCGTGAGGGCCTTCTCCGAGATAAGAGGTATGAGATAGCGCTACCCAGCGCTGAATACACTCAATCTCTGACCCCGGAGGAGGCCGACGAAGCGTCATTACTTGCGAGCTTTGGGAAAGTGATCTGGGGAATCGGACCATATTCCTCTGCACTCTGGGAGCAAGCAAGATGCTTGCCCCCAGCGTCAGAGGGATTACGGGACGACCCATATGTCTCACTCCCAAAGTGCTCGGCAAACGACGCCTTTCGGGTCTTGCAAAAAGGACTGTTGAACCATTGGAGGAAAAACTGGACAAAGGCTGAGAAGATGTCAAAATCTTCTGCTTCGCCTCCAGTTGAGGGGCACAAGCCCCTGGGACCTGCACCTCTTGCGGTCCTCCTCTCCCATCAGGTTCATGTGCACACTTTTCCCGCGGGCCTTTCTCAGGCCTTCTCCTCAACGAGGGCTGTGCCGCGGGGGATTTATAGCCGAC